CGCATACGCGCTGAACGTTGCTGCCATCGGTCAAGACGTTATGAGCCTTGTGAATTTCGGTACTGATTTTGAGGATCCGCTGAATCCGATTACAGTAGCCACTTCTGCGGACGCACGGCGGGAACTTGTCAGCATGGCGAAACAGATGGGAGAGCCGATTGTGCCCGGTTCAGGCGCGGCTGGTGAACCTATACAGCAGATGATAAATCTGGCGGCGTTGTCGGGCGAGCTCGGCACCATGGCCGTTGTAGAATTCGACAGCGCAGAAGAAGCGGTTCAGGCTGAGAAAGACCTTGTGCTGAAATTCGAAGCCGTGCTTGACACGATGACCCAGACCGATGATTTATTTCTGGCGATTCAGGATGCGCTTGCGGCACTTCACGCGGACGTCTCAAAGCGGGTTGCCGACCTGCCGTCAATCGTGGAAGTGACCCTTCCGCAGCAAACAGACCTTTTAAATTTCACCATGGACAAATATGGAGACCTTGAAAAGTTTTCCGACATCGTGAAGCAGAACAAAATCATTCATCCTGGATTCGTGTCTACGGCTTCCCCGGTGAAGGTTCAGAGTAGATGAGCGGTGAATCTGAAATCGTTCTCGAAGTGGACGGACAGATAATGTCTGGATGGACGCGGGTATCAGTGCGGCATTCGCTGGACTCGTTGTGCCGTGAGTTTGATTTTGCGTTGTCAGGAGAGCAGACAGAAGTGCGCAATCTGTGCGTTCGTGGCGCGGCTTGCAAGGTGTATGCACAGGCACCGAACGGCGCGAAGTACGACCTGATTGACGGGTACATAGACGGGCGCACACGCGGCTTAAATGGCGACGGTGAAACGCTGTCAGTCTCAGGGCGTGACAAGACGCTGGACATTGTGGATTGTGCAGGCGCGTGGACTTCTTCGACGTGGACAAGTCAGAAGTTCTCGCGCATCGTTCGCGATTTATGCGAGCCGTTTTCGCTGCCGGTGTTTATCGACTTCACCTTGCCAGACCCGACCATTGATTCATTCACTCTTCAGCAGGGCGAGACTGTTTTCAACGCAATCGAGCGATTGGCGCGGTTCGTCGGAGTGCTTCCCTTTGCTCTGGTAAACGGGAGCCTGACATTTGTTTCCGTGGGACAAAACAGGGCGGCGCAATCTCTCGAAGTCGGAAAGAATATTGTCGACGTTGGAATCACCGAAGACGACTCCGACCGGTTTTCAGTTTACACCGGCAAGGGCATCAGGCGCGGACGCGGGGAATCATGGACGCTTCAAGACCTTCAAATGGTGTCCACGGTGCGGGATTCCGGCATAAAACGATATCGCCCGATGATACTGATAGCCGAGTCAAAAACTGACAAAGCCAATCTCGACAAGCGGGTCAGATGGGAAGCTCAGGTAAGGGCCGGAAAAAGCACTCAGTATACAGTTTTTGTCCGTGACTTCTTTATGTTTAATTCGCTTGGGGGTATAGTCAACCCGTGGACGGTAAACGACCGAGTTGATTTAATTGTTGCACGCTGGGATTTACGGGAGGATCTTGTGATAGCCGGTATTGATTTCAGCTTCGACAATAGCGGCCGGTCGACTCAGTTGACCCTTCGTCCCGCTTCCACCTATGACCCGGATCCCGGCGAAGAGGTGAAGTTGTGATTGCCGAAATCATCAACAAAATAAAAGCTGGCATCGGTAAGGCGCTGATTGAATCAGTAGTCGACACCGGAGCAATTCAGCTTGTTAAAATCCAGTTGATGGAAAATGAAATTCAAGACGGCGTAGAACGGATTCAGAATTACGGATTGACCAGCAATCCGCCTGCCGGGTCAGAATGTGTCCCGGTATTCGTTGGCGGTTCTCGTGACCATGGCGTTGCGGTTGCGGTTGATTGTGGCGCGTTCAGAGTGACCGGTCTAGCATCCGGTGACGTGTGTGTCTATTCGAAGTTCGGTCAGAAAATACCGTTGAAAGCGAACGGTGATACAGTGTTCAATGACGGCACCGATTACGCGGTTGCATTCAATGATTTGAAATCCGCATTCGATACGCTGGTTAGTAATTTCAACAGTCACGTCCATATTGTCACGGTTGTCGGTGCTACGCCGCTTCCACCTGCTGTAGCAGTCACTGCAACCGCAGCCGTGCCAGTGGCTTCGACGGCATCCATGGACGGCGCGAAAGTCGCAACGGTGCGTTTACCATGACCGCAGATCTCGCACTTTTTCAGCCTGATTTTCAGAACGGAATTATTGGACCGGCTGACATCATGATGGACGGCGAGAATCCGTTGCGCGATGACGGGCTTTATAATGCAATCCTGATTGCTCTGTTGACCGACCGGCGAGCGAATGACGGCGATGTTCTGCCTCATCCGAATAACCCTCGGGGCGGACATTTCAGCGACGTGTTGACCAATTCGAAAATCGGTTCACGGCTCTGGTTATTGTCGCGTTCTCGCCTCGATGAAACGACTTTGAGACTGGCGAAACAGTACGCAGAAGAAGCGCTGAATGACCAGATTATTGAGCCTGGAATGGCCGCTTCTATTGATACACAGGTGGTAGCCAGAAGTGGCCGTGTGTTTATCAACATGGATGTAACCAAACCGGACGGCACAACCGCAAGATACAGCGCGCAATGGCGCGCCATGGGGCTGTAATGGCATACACACCATCGACACTACAGGAAATATTCGACCGCGTAAAAGCGGACATGGAAGCGCGCGTAAGCGATGGCGGCGCGGCTATCCCGCCGACTTCTCTGCTAGGCGTTCTGTCTTCTGTAATTTCAGGCGCATCGTTTTTGACGCAGGGTTTTCTACAGTGGATTTCAGAACAGGTATTCGCGGACACTGCCGACGAAATAGGGCTTACCAGATGGGGCGCTATTCTCGGAATACCGCGTCAGCCAGCGACCTACACAACCGGCGCGGTATCGTTCACAGGAACGGCAACAACGATTGTCCCTAGTGGCACGGCATTGCAGAACACTAACGGAGCGATTTATCTGACACAGGCCGCATTCACAATCGGCACGACGGTATCAGTTACGGTTGAAGCAGAAGACCCCGGCGTAAACGGAAATACGACAGACCCGCTGTCATTGGTTTCACCGCTTGCCGGTGTAGATACAGAAGCTGCGATTGTCTCAGGATTTGACGACGGCGAAGACCAAGAGACGCTTGACGCATGGCGGTATCGCATCCTTCAACGCTTTCAGAATCCACCCGCCGGCGGCACGGTTGCCGATTATGAAGCATGGGCGTTCTTGTCCGATGGCGTGGCGTCTGCATGGTGTTTCAATGCGGCAAACTGGAACGGTGCTGGAACTGTCGGGCTTGCTGTATCAGGCGCTGATTTTGATGAGCTTGACGCTGGCACGGTTGCACAGATACAGGCCGATGTTGACGCACTGCGGCCGGTTGCGGCGAACCTCACGGTTTACAGTCCGGAACCGCTCGACGTTGAATTTGACATTTCGATTTCGCCGAATTCATCTGACCTGAAATCGGCAATTGAAACCAGTATCCGTGAGCTTTACGAAACAGACGCGGCACCAGGTGGAACCATGCTTTTGTCACGGCTTCATTCGGCTATTTCGGCGGCTGGCCCTGCTGACTACACAATCAATAAGCTGACTGTGGACACGACAGAATATTACCCGCCGACGAATTACACGGTCACAAAAGACTTCGTTCCCCGCGTGGGATCGTTTGTTTGGACGGCTGTGTAATGGTTGCTGTTTACGAGGCGAATAACTTCCAGGTGAAATACACCGAAGCGGATTATATTCGCATGGTCGACGGGCTTATGCCGACTGGAGTGATATGGGGAGCAGGTGACTTTGCTACTTCGACAGAATTTCAGGATACCTCTGATTCAGCGGAAGAGTGGACTGACACCGACGACGGCACGGAAGTTTATCTCGACACCTCGGACGCAGGCTGGATAGGTTCAAAACTTGACCTGCTACTTTCCTGTATCGCTGCTGAGCTTGCACGGATTGAGGTTCAGGCGTGGGCCGTTTTGAATCAGACTGACCCCGGCGTTGCAGTAGGCACGAATCTGTCAGGATGGGAAACGGTTCTAGGACTTGCTGGAATTGGCACTGATTCAGCGCGACAGATTGACGCACATTTGAAATTGTTCTCGCCGCTGATAACTCTGACCACTGGACAGATTGTGTCCATGGCAGCGGCGGCTGGATTTACGGTAACTGTAAATGAAGACCAGTTTGAAAATGACCATGAATGCGGAGTTGCGATTTGCGGCGCGGCATGGTGCGACGGTACTGCTAGCGGAAAATGCACGGTAATTGTCACGGTAACGGCAGGCACGGGAAGCTATTTCGCGGTTAAAGATACCGTTGCACTGATAGCTCCGGCGCATGCTGTAATCATCTGGGTTGATGCGAGGTAACATGACGACGAATATAAAATTGATACGACAGAGTAAACCGGTTGCAGACCTTGCGAATCAGCAGATAGGCGTTGAAGACGCACCTGATGCTGACCTCGGATTCACGATGTGGGGAGGCAAAGACGCGGCTGGAAATACTCAGAAGTTTCTGGCAAAGGATGAAGCTGCTCGTGTGGAATCGCTTGGCGTAAACAACCTGACAGCTGGTCTTGTGGAGACGGATGCGGATGGGGTTATGAGTACGGCTGATAGCCTCGCTGATTTGAATGCTGCGCTTGGAACCACAATTGACGAATCCGGCGATGCAAGGACGCCTTCCGCTCACGCCTTGATCGACAATACCGGCCACACAGTGAGTGGATTGACGCCGGGTCACGTATTGACCGCGTTGACCGCGACGACGGTGGTAATGACGGCTCCGGCCGTTCCGGACCTTCAAGCCGTGCTCGACGTTGGGAGCGACGCGACGCCGTTGAACGCTGTGATATTGGATGGCTCTATCGCTGGCACTCCAGCGGAGACTACGACCGCCGAAGTTTTCCACGTGACCGCGAGCAATGACGCTACGGAATCATATTTTAAACTTGACGCCTACTATGAAGTTTCGGAGGTCTGACAATGGGTAAGAGATTATTGAGAGCGGTTGCAGCGCTTCGGGATTTCCGGATCGGGTTCGGTTTGGATTCTGAAGAGGGGTATATCGAAGGCACTGCCTATGGCGATTTGAATCTGAAAAATCAGCATATGACCGCAGCGCTAAATATTGCCGACGCGGCTAACCCCGATTTCCTCACGACGAATAAAACGTTCATCGGTTCTGTGAATGAGTTGAAGACCGACTCCGTGAACCCAGTAACCCTCACCGATGATACTCCGTGGGCGCTGACTGCTGCATCGAATAAGCGCACTCTGCTGTCAGGCAGCGGGTCAAATTCTGTCGGCAGCTTGCCTGATGCAACAACGCTGGTAGTCGGCCGTGAATTCGTAATATTGAACAGCGGGTCAAATTTTGCCCCGGTGAAAAACAGCGGCACGGCTTCCTCGGTGTTTGAGTTGCTCGGCCCCGGTTGTACCTTGACGGCCACATTGACAGCAGCAGGCAGCGCGGCGGGGACGTGGAGTATTGCCAAGCAGAACACCGGAATTGTTGAGACCATAGACGAATTCACCGGAAGCAATTTGGCTACTGATTACATGGGATGGAACCCGAGCAACGGAACCGGAGCATCACA